CGGCTTTTGCACATCCACTATTAGCACGCCAGTCGCCTTCCCAAAGTCCTTTGGCAATTTGAAATCCGCCCGAATCTCCCAACATAAAAGTTCCATGCTCGCGTTTGCGAACCATGTCTTCGCTTGGGTCTTCTTTGGCAAGATCTAGATTGGCATGTCCGCCTGAGTAGAGACTCCATTTATAGGGAAATAGTGCAGTTTGACTGTTGAGCCAATTAAATTGCTCCATGTCCTGTAGTGCCGGAGGCATACGAGCAGGATCAACATAGTCATTATTAACACGTTGTTTTCCTATAAAAGTTGCGTAAAAACCAGAAATAGCAGGCAAGAATACTGCATAATCTGATTGCTTCGCGGTTAAGTTATCCTGCATAAAATTTAATTGAGTTGATAAGTTCGTAATCTTGGACAAAATATTTTTTTAAATTATATAGGTATTTAGAATTTTGTTCAATAGCTTTTTTAAAAATAGTTTTAAATTTTTTTCTTTCTGAGCTATGATCTGAAACATGTTGATACTCATAATTAAAGTATCTATTGGCCATACCGTTATCATTTAAAAATTTACTAAAGTGTTGTCTATAGATTTCGTCGCACCGGAAAAAAGTACAATTGTTAAAATTTAATCCGTCTATGAATAAACTTTGTTTTTCGGTATGATCATCAAACGCTATCCGATCAAAAACAAGGTCAAAAAAAGACTTTGAAAAATAGGCAGTATCGATCTCAGAATGATACAGACACATATATTCTGCTATACCACTAATCCATCTTTCAATAGGATCACGCAATACAACCATAGCATGTTTAGAATATAAATTATCATAATGATAATTAAAAAATTCCCATCCCCAGTCTTTTAAGTTTGGTTTAGTCCATGAACTGGCATTTTTTGGAATATAAACATACATAATATCTGTGTTTTGGTTACTCATACATTCGCCAAACACATGCCCTTTATTTTTATAATAATCTACAAACTGATTCACTTAGTTTGCGCAGGCAATATATAATTGTAAATTGCTAGACCACTATCAACAGTAATTTGTGCGGCACCTTCGTCACTAAAACGAATCATTTTATCACCACTTAAACTTAGAATACTAATTACAGCACTTAGAGGCCAAGACCATGCTTTTGTAAGAGAACCAGCTACGTCGTGGGCAAAAACAAAATTACCCGCATGGCTACTGTGATCACCAAAATAAAACATCAAATTATTATTCTCTGTTTTAGCAATAAATGTTGTTTCGCCGCTGTTGGCCTGTGCCTGGAACTTCAAGCGTTGGATAGCAGCGATACTAGGTTCAATCTCGACTCCCCACTTAACGCCCTTGAACTTGACTGTTTTGAGTTGATCATTTACAATCTCTGCACTCATAAAACGATAGTCATTTTTGAAATCACCAATGGAATTTTCAAAATGAATTCCTGTTGGTGCATCATCCTTTTTGGTAATAGATAGTCGGGCATCCTCCTTGTATTCGGGAATACCAAGAATGGTGTTCAGTTTGCTCAAGTTAGGCATACCAAATGTACCAATAAATTCAGGTACAGGATTATGAAATTGTGCATTCACAATTACCGTACGCTCTTCGCTTAACGCTTCAACAGTGGTTGTGTTTTCGGTTCCAACTATTTTTACTAAATCAATAATTCCTAAATTATGCGTGTGTTGCACAATGTCTTGTAGATAGTCTTTCATTTTTTCTCCATGTTAGTGTTTATGTTACAATTTTTAAAAAATAAAATCAATTATTTTTTATTTCTTATTTCGCCTAGTGTTTGCCCTAATTTTATAGATTTTAATTCTCCAGGCTTTTTCAGCTCAATTACCGAAAATGCCGGACTGTTGTCATATGAAAAAATTATTTCAAATCCTAAATCTTTAACCATTAGTGACAATAAAGATTTTGGAACAAAAGTCATCCAATGACTTTCTGCGTAGGCAGCAGCAGCAGGTAAGTCTCCATTATTGTAGGTAAAAGTGATTGTACCACCAGGTCTAAGCCAATCATAAACCATTGTTAAAAGTTGTTTTATTGAATGGAAACTTAAATAATTGAAATAGTTATAACTAAAAATAAAACCAAATTGATTTTTTGGAATATTTTCAATATGATAAAAATCTGTTATTAAATATTTTCTTACTCTCCCAATATAAGCACTAGGAAATTGAGTAACTGCACTTTCTAAAAAATCATCAACTAGATCTGCAATATATAGAGGATCACTGGCAACAAGAAACTTTGTATATTCTCCATCTCGGCAACCTATTTCTAAACATGGATATTGCCAATTACTATTTAGATTTATACGAGTCTGCAAAATAGAGTCAAATTCCTCATCTTTTTGTAATTGCCTAACTTGCCTAATGATGTCTGCTTTCCGCACTATGTCTTGTTGTTGTTGTGCCGTTTCTGTAAAAAAGTTCGCAGTCATTGAATCTATTTTGTTCTGAACAAAACCAATTAAGGTTTCTAGTTCTATTAAATTTTTATGCAAGTCATTTTTTAGATACCTATGATTGTCGGCAAGACTTGTTATTTTTTCATCTAACTCTATGTCATCATTAGTAATTAGATTAGTAATAGAAATATAGTTCGCGTCAATAATAGATTCTAATCTATCAGGTAAAATACAGTTTTGTAAATTATTTCTTAAGGCAACCAACTGTTGTAATGTCATTTTTTATTCAAACGTAAATAGGCTGTCAAATGTTGTTTTGATATCAGTATGCGAAGGAATATCCCATTCAAGAACTCCTAACAAGTTTTCTACTTTTTGATTCACAATGGTACCTTCCATTTCTGAATCATCAAACGGCAACTCTTTGAACCAAGCAGGCAAATGTGTTTCGTCTGTTGGATAACCAACACTGGTATAACCTAACGGATTGTCCTTTAGCTTGCACACAATTGTTTTCATGCCATCCACAATGGCCATGCTGTAGTTGTCGCTGTGCATTCTACGCAAGTTGTTCCAATTCATGGCAGCACGTACATGGCCGGGCATGTTGGCCTTACCCAATCGCTCTTCCTCTCGTGTGTATTTGGTTAGATTATTCACACGCTTGGGTGTACCTTTTTCCCAAGCAGGCCGATCCTGGAATGCCAGTTTGAATTCACGCACTTTGTCATACACATGATCTTTTTCCTTGCCAGTCAAGACATCTGTAAGCAATTCACTAAGAAAGTCTTGTACTACTTTGGGAGTATCTGATCGCTTGAGATCCAGACCCATGGCTTTGACTTTGCCGGGCTTGCCATGTGTGTCCAGTCTATTGTTTTCTAAATCGTAAATTAGAACAGCATAACGTTTTTTCTTTATGAACAGGCCTTTACTAGCAACAAGTTCTCGTCCGCCCCGGATAAGATCTCCCATGCTTCGGGGCACATGACACGCTCGTTCCATGAATCCTGAGAAGCTAGCATTGACTTGATCGGCAATTGAGTCATACAGTTGTACGCAAATGTCTCTATTCCATTCCATTCGTCCGGCCGCAACTTCGTCTTTAATTGCAGGCCAAGCTGTAAAATAGCAACTGTCAGTGTCGCCATAGATGATAGCTTCACCCACATGATCGTACTTGCCCGTGATGCACTCATTGATATAGGCATCCATGTGCCTAGCAATGATCCGTCCAGTGAGCGTAGTGCTTTGACCAATCCTTTTATCGAAAAATCTACAACCCGGATTGAGGATCGCTCCGTATAAACTGTTAAGGTTAATTTTTTTGACCAACTGGCGCTTATCCCAGAATGCACGATCTTCATCAGTTGTTGCTTCTTTTTTCTTTGCCTGGAGTTCTTTGCGTTCCGCATACCATCTTTCTAACAGTCCTGGTACAATGGCTTTTTGTTCATAACTGAAGATTGTGCCATTGGCACTCAGCATCCATGGTCGATTGCTATCAAATATCAAGCGCCATATGTCAGCGGCACTCATTACGTCTGAACCACCGGTTTCCCAATCCACAGTTATCTCTGTACCAATTTCTCCAGCCATTACAGCAGTATATTCAAGAGTACCAAACATGTTTTCCCAGGCATCTGCAAAACTTGAACCTGCTGCCATTTTTTCTTGAATATATCTATCAGTCATTATTGGCCGGAGTTGGCCAATGATGGATTCTTGTGCCATGTTAAGAGCGCGGATCGCTGACGGGTACAGACTGTTGATGTCGATGGCGCCGATCCAGTCGTGCATGCCTTTCTTGGGGAAAGCAACATAGGCACCTGCCGCTTGTGTGTCTCCTTGATCATCTCTTCCTTTCCTGTTAGGTACAACCATACCTCGTTGATGTGCTTCATTAATAATCGCCTGCTCTGTGACTGCTACTGCTCCCATTGTGGTAGGAAGCAATACAGTATTATCATGTGCTAGTTCATTGGCTAGATCCAAGAAACGCAATTTCTTGTCCAACTTGGCCACAAGCATGGTATCTTGTCTGTTGTAGTCAATGAACTTGGGAAAGTCTTTGTTGTATAGCTGATCCAGTGTGCCTTCATACTGCGTCTTGCGCTCTTCCAGTTCGTATTCGCCAATGGCATCCAAACTGTAACTGTGGCGTTCTTCGTAAGTGTATTTGCGATACAGTTGCATGTAATCCATATGCACACGACCAATCAAATCAAATGTGAGATTCTCTGCACCAAAGCGTTCAAAGGTTCTTTGCTTGGGCAGTTGTCCCCACAAACAGAATCTACGTGTATCGTCTTTGTTGAGCACTCGGGTCACACGCATAACCATGTAAGGGATATCGAAGCCTTCTGAGTTCCAGCCACTCAAGATGTCTGCGTCATCAATGATATCTAAGAAAGTGTTTAGTAAGTCCTCTTCACGTTCAAACAAGAAACAGTTGTCATACTGATTGCAAATCTCTTGTGCTGTTTCCCAACTGTAACTCTTGGGCGGAACCACCAGCGTAACCAATTTGTCCATCCAGTCAAGGTACACGCTGATAGCTGTAATTGGGTTGAAAGGATCTTCGGGCTTACTAAAACCTCTCACCGGGTCAAAATCAACCTCAATATCGAAAAACGCAGTTTGTAACTTAGGAGAGGTAGCCCCCAAATAGTTTTCTTCGAGGCAGCGAAATACCGGATTAATATCCGACTCCCAAAGTCGTTTATTAGAATTGATACGTAGTTCTTTTTGAAATTCTTTCTGCGAACGACTCGAAAATCTGCTTACAGGAGTGCCATACACAGTACGAAATTTACCACGTGGGTCATCGTAATAAAAGATATAGGTCGCGGGGTATTCTCGATAGACCCTCTCACCACCAATACGCTCCACAATGTGGATACGATCTTGGCCGCGGTCATATAAGGCATCAACATAGCTCATAGATATATTTTATTTTTTTGTAACGAAAAAGTCAACAATATAACCGCATAGATTAGCAAACTGCAGGCATAAAAACATCAATAGGAAAATACCTGTTCCTAACAATAGCCATTGCGCCACAATTGATAAAAAAGTTAGTAACATTAGGTTAATAACCTCACTAATCCTATAGCATCAATTGTGGTTAATAATAGGTAGTTAGCCAACATGCCAAATGATTTTCTAGTATAAGCAGCCCAAGCATACATAGCGCAACCGGTGATCCAAATAGGATATAGTACCAGCAGCGGCGGATTTGGGACCGTAAGCGACATGGTAAGAGCACATCCAATACTAATCGACCAAGCAAGTAATTCAATGATGAAACGTAACTTATAACTACGCCAATCATCTCGTATCCATGCTAATATACCAGATACAGCATCGATCAAAGAGTTTTACCTACTGTTTGAAGAATAGTGTTTAGTTCTTCATTGTCGGCGTTTTCTTCGCCCAGTTTTGATTTGAATGCAGTACGGATTGCTTTTTTTAGAATGGATGGTTTGATTTCCATTTCTTCGGCCACTGCTTTGACGGTGTCACTCAAGCCAGCATTTAGATCTTCAACTTCTTGCATGATAGTCATGCCTTCATTGATGATTTGTGTTAGTTTGGCCTTTTGTTCTGCAGAGAACATTCTTGAACTCATAATATCTCCTGGATAGTGTTAGATTATTATAAACTACAAATAAGGAAAATACAAGAAAATTTTGCTCACTTTGATTTTACTTAAGGCACGACTCTCTTTCAAATCCCGCAGCAGCCGCGGACACCGGTCCTAAGGGTGTTCTTATTTTTTAAATTTCACCTAACATCGTTTATTTTCTGTTTGATTATTTCAATGACCCGGTCATTAAGAACAACTTCATAATGGTTACACTCCAATTCGATTAGTTCCATAATGTCACCTCTATGACATTGACTATCAATGGTTACTACACCATCATTGGGTGCCGATATCCACGGAGCCGATCCTGTTGTTGTTACTATATTGGTCCATGGACGATTCAAATCAAATGCGTGAGCTTTTTTCATGGCCCATGAGTTAGGACCTATGTCTTTGAGTAATCTGCTGTAAGGTAAGAAGTATTTGGCAACATCAGCTGATTCGGCACCTCCGTATGGTGTACTCAATGTTACAGCGCCTAATATTTGATCAGGGAACTCTTGTGCCAAATGAAGTGCGTAAACGCCGCCTAAACTATGACAAACGAAGAACATATCCTTTTGTGCGGATAAGAGTTCTTTCATAATTTCTAAATTTTTTTCAAAGCCATTTCTGCTGTCATAGTTTATTAACAGCGTTTTGCCTTTTATTTGTTTTCTTATGTAATTGAAACTTTCACTAGTGGCACTGGCACCGTGAATATAAACTAAAAGCATTCTGAATACTCCGGCCACAATTCTGAGAACTTGTGTTGAAATGTTGGCCAACACGTTTTTTCTTGTTCCAAATGCCAATCTACTAGATACTTGCAATCATTATTTGTATTTGTTACATTTTCTAAATTTTTTGCCATATCATTTAAAAAATTTCTTTGTCGATGCCAAGTATGATAATCAATTGATTTTTGTAATTCTTCAATAGCTCGCATTCTAAATTTACCAGGCAAATTACTAACTGCTAACATTGATGGATGGTGTAATTCATTCCATCTCATTGTTGGCAAATTATTTCTTTTAAAGTAATCATGTACATTTGATAATTCTAATGCATTGTAAATTGAATATACAGACGCCACTCCAATTTTGTGTCCAGGTTTGTTTTGAATAGATTTTTGCAAATACCTTATATTTTTTACCTGATTGTCCCAAGATGCTCCGTGTCTAACATATTCAAATTTATCTTCTATTGTGTCAAAACTTATATCCCACATCACATTTCGTTTTTCCAGTAATTTGTTGAAAATACGGTTGTTGTCTAACGGTACACTTAGATTTGTAATTACATTAATATGAACATGATCGGCAATAACATCTAGTAATAGATCATTTTCTTTTTGAAGCAAAGGCTCTCCGCCCAACAGCCCTAGATTTTTTAATGTGTTTTTGTTTTCATCTATCAATTTAAGAATACTCGACATGGTTTGTGTGTAGTCCAGTCGTCCAAATGGAATTTTCCTCATTGATGCCCACTGACTACTTGCATCGGGGCCACAATAAGTACAACTAAGATTACATGTATTGCTCCATCTAATATCTAAATTCTGCAGATGCTGTGTAGTAATATCGTTAATAGTTATAGTTTGCCTAGCAGAAATGTCATCATACCAACCTCGTTCGCTAGTGCTTGACATTTGTTCCTGTCGGATACAATTTGTGCAATTTGGATCTTGTCTATTATCTAGTATATTTTGTTTAATAGATCTAAGCACAGGAGAATTTACTACCTGTTGTATAGAAGTGGATCTTAAATCAGCTAAATCAACAGTACCACCGCAGCAGGTTTTATATGTTCCTTCTGGATTAATATGAATATTGGTCCATGGTGCATAACAGAAATTTTCACCAATATTTTTGGTAAGTTGAATAGGCATAGAGTTTAAAACAGCTTGGTTTTTTATTTCAGCGTGGATCTCAGCATCCAACTATGTTTTGCATGAGCATCCTGCCTGCTTGCAAGGAAATCACTTAATCCATGCTGGCCTAATTCTTCTGCAGCTCTAAAAACAATACGGAACATTTCTTGCATACGGTCGCTGTCTTCTAGTAATTCTATCAACATTGATTCGGCTGGTAGTAATTGAGTTTCGTCATCAATTTGACTTAGAACACTGAATCTGGTGAATGAGCCTGGAGTGTATGTGCCAGTGGC